ACTTGACAGCGACAAATAATTGTGTTATACTTATAGATATGAAATACAAATTTGATGAAGATAGGGCGTGCAAAGAGTTGACGGAGTATATCAACACAACTTACAATGCACATTACTCAACAGATAAGTACCAAGCAACAGATATGATTATTGATGCAGGCCACGGTGAAGGGTTCTGTATGGGTAACATTATGAAGTATGCCAAGAGATATGGCCGTAAGGGTGGAAAGAACCGTGCTGACCTTATGAAAATTTTACATTACGGTATTATTATGTTATATGTGGAGAGTTTGAATGATGAAATTGAGTAACGCAACGGTGGGTGTGCTGAAGAATTTTGCTGAGATTAATCAGAATATTTTGATTGAAGAAGGTAAACAGATTCGGACAATGTCCACAATGAAAAATATTTTGGCGTCGGCGGGTGTATCCGAGGAGTTCCCTAAGAATGTAGGTATCTATGATCTCAATGAGTTTCTTGGTGTTCTTAGTATGGCAAAGGATGCTGACATTACTTTTGAAGAGAACCAACTTGTTATGAAGTCTGGTCGAACCAAGATTACTTATATGTATTCTGATACGTCCATTTTGACGTTGCCGCCAGAAACATTCAATGAACCAGAAATTGATTTGAATTTTAATATCGATAAAGAACTGTTACAAAATATTTTGAAAGCTTCAGCAGTAATGCAGTTGCCTGATGTTGTTATGCACAACGGTAAAGTGACAGTAACTGACTTGAAAAATACAACATCTAATAATTTTTCTGTAGAACTTCCAGAGGATGTAGCTGAAAACGGTACTTGGAGAATGTTTAGATGTCACTTTAAAGCAGAGAACTTGAAGATGTTACCGGGTGATTATGCTGTTAGAGTTGCAACAGCAGCTAATGTTAGTCAGTGGGTTGGTGAAGAAGCATCATATTGGATTGCTATGGAAGCAACTAATGACTAACAGGTCGTTTGAACTACTTGCACACTTCAGTTGTGTGCATTGTAGTCAGTGGTGGTCTATCGCTAGTGAGATAGTGGATAGGGCACAAAACTATTTTAATCATAGGGACTTTTATTGTCCTTGGTGTGGTGAGGTGAATAAGCATGAAGCAGATACTGTGGGTGGAAAAGTATCGGCCAAGGAAGATACAAGATTGTATTCTTCCGCCGGCTATCAAAAAGAGCTTTTCTGAGTTCGTAACGAATAAAGAAATTCCTAATTTGTTATTGTCTGGTGGACCTGGCGTTGGTAAGACGACGGTTGCTAGGGCTTTGTGTGAGCAACTGGAAACAGATTACCTCATCATCAATGGTAGTGAAGAATCTGGCATAGATGTTCTTAGAAGTAAAATAAAAGGTTTTGCTTCTACTGTATCATTGACTGGTGGAACTAAAGTTGTGATATTAGATGAAGCAGATTACCTCAATCCTCAAAGTACGCAACCCGCTCTCCGTGGGTTCATTGAGGAATTTCATAACAACTGTAGATTTATATTTACAGCTAACTATAAAAATAGAATTATCGAACCATTACATTCTCGATGTTCAGTTATTGAATTCAAGATAAATGGCAGTCGTGATAAATTAGCTCACGAATTGCTTAATCGTTGTGGCAATATACTGAATGAGGAAAATATAAAATACGATAACAGGGTTGTAGCAGAACTTATTATGAAACACTTTCCGGATAACCGGCGAGTGTTGAATGAACTGCAGCGGTATAGTGCTGCGGGTGAAATAGACTCCGGAATTCTTGTCAATCTTTCAGATATTAATTTGAAAGAATTGACCCTCCACCTCAAGAATAAGGAGTTTACCAAGGTGCGTAAATGGGTAGTCGATAATATCGACAATGACCCTACGAAAATCTTTCGTAAAATTTACGACAACTTGTATTATACTATGGAACCGAGCACTATACCGTCTGCTATTATTTTAATTGGTCAGTATCAATATAAATCAGCATTTGTAGCTGACCAAGAGATTAATTTGTTGGCGTGTTTAACAGAAATTATGAGCCAATGTAGATTCAAATGAATGATGCTTGGAGTGATAGACTAAAGCAAGAATACGGTGAGTGGTTGGAGAAATACAATCACAACGTAGAGGCTCTTAGTGATGAGGAGATGAAAAATCTCCTAGAGGAAGAATTATTGTTTACTTCCGATATGTCCGTAGAAGAATATACCCTTTGGCAAAAATGGCATGAGATACAACGTAAATATCCAACTAAGGAAGTATCAACTCTTTTTGGTAAAGAAAAGGTATTGATTGAAGGTACCCACATTATAGACAAAGCTAAATCTATGATGTGGAAACCAAAATCTATTAATGATTATTTGAACTTGGAACCAGAGATGGTTCTTACAAATTATAATGATTGGTTAAAGGAACAGTTTACAACAGTAAGAACCTTTTGTCACACACAACGAAACAATAATAACATAGGTAGAAATATGTTTTACCTTGTTATGGATAAACTTACAGGTAAGTATCTTGGTGTGATTGTTATTACAGGAGATTTTCTTGACTTAGCACCCAGAGATAATTTTATAGGTTGGACCAGAGAACAGAGAAACGCAGGTAGATTGAAACATACTTGTATAGGCTCAACAATTTTACCAACCCAACCCCTAGGGTATAATTATGTAGGCGGTAAACTATTAGCATTATTGTGTTTGTCTGATGAAGTGCAGAACGAATGGAAAAGAAGATATGGTCAGACGTTGGTGGGTGTGACTACAACATCTTTATATGGTTCGTTTTCACAATACAATAATTTAAAATATTGGAATAAAAGAGGAAAGTCATCCGGTTCTATTGTATTTGAGCCAACAAGAGACACCTTATATAAAGTTAGAGATTGGGTCCATAAACGTGACCCTGTTAAATATTGGGAATGGTATTTTGCTTTAGACGATAGAGGTAATAAACTTAAACGTGACCACAAATTTAGAATGTTGAATTGGGTTTATTCTCAGTTGAAGATAAAAGATACAAAGACGATGCACCAACGTGGCATTTATTTTTCCCATCTTTATGAAAACTCATCAGAGTTTTTAAGAGAGGAAATATTAGAGACTAAATTAAGAAAACGATTTGACACCTCTACCGAACATTTGGTTAACCTTTGGAAAGATAAATATGCGAGTAAAAGAATTAAGTCTCTTATAGAAAGTAATAGAGTAAAAAAGGAAACTCTATTTTATGATGAATTGATTTACCTTAGCTGGGAAGATACTAAGAAAAAATATTTACCGGATGTGGGTCGGTGAGGTGGTTCAGAAAAGAGATGAATAAAACTTTTGCAGTTGGTACGGATAGAAACCATGAAGATTTATTGCCATGGTGGTATTATAATATTAAGAAATACAGTCCTAAACCACATATAACAATAGCAGATTTGGGAATGAGTCCGAGAATGAGAGAGTGGTCACAGGAACATAGTGATACTTTTTTGGAGTATGATATCAACGAAGGGCGTGCTTGGTTTTATAAACCCCAAGTTATGTTAGATGCTCCTTATGAATATGTATGTTGGGTAGATTCTGATTGTGAAGTTATGAAACCAATTGATGATGTTTTTAATTATCCTACTGATACACAGATTGCATTAAGTCTTGATATTATTAGAATGGGTGTGAATGAAGTTCCCCAAACAACTTCAACTCCTGTTTGGGCTACAGGGGTTAATTGTTCTAAAGGAAAGTCGGACATATTAAAGTATTGGGCATTTCGTTGTCAACATAGTACCAATAGAGGTGACCAAGAAGAATTGTTGCAAATGGTTAGAGAAGCTCCATCTTTAAATTCTCAAATAGTTCAATTGCCATTAATCTATCAATGGTTGAGAATATCTTTAGCTAATGGATATGATAATCCAAATAAAAAGATAGTGCATTGGACTGGACCTACTGGAAAAAACCATATTCGTAATAATTTAATGCCATGAAAACTATTTCTATATTAACTCCAACACGGGGTCGTCCTGGTAGATTAGGTGAATTTATTAAATCGGTCTATGAAACAGCTACTGATAGACAGAGAATTGAAATGTTGATGTATGTTGACAGTGATGATGAAGCAAAAAATGCTTATATGGATTATCTTTTGTTTTCACAGGAAGAATTTTCAGAATTTCTTAGAGTTCATATTATTTTTGGTGAACCTAAAAGTGTATCTAAGTCTTGGAATGATTTGTATGAAAGGTGTTTAGGTGATATTATTATAATGGGTAATGATGACCTGTTATATAGAACTCCAGGATGGGATAGAACTGTTGAACAGAATAGTGATAGTTATCCTGATGATATTTATTGTATGTGGATGAATGATGATATACATGGAGGAAATCATTGTGCCTTTCCTATTGTGAGTAAAAAGTGGTGTGATACCTTAGGTTATTTTACACCGGGCGTTTACAATTTTGGTTATAATGATACATGGATTTTTGAAGTTGCTCAGTTAGTTGGTAGAACTCAATGGCTTGAACATGTTCATGGTGAGCATATGCATTTTAGCGTAGGGAAGTCTGTTCAAGATAAAACTTATCTGGAAAATAGACAAGGTAAATTTCAAGGTGATGCGGCGATACATGAAAAGACTAGACAACAACGTGTGGCAGATGCTCAAAAATTAAAGGAAGTTATGAATGAGAGTTAAACAAATTAAATATGGTGACATCTGGCCTCTCAATCTTCCGTGGGAGGAAGATCCAGTTAGATCGGAACTCAATAGAGAATTTAGACACACGGCCGGCAGAGAAGTATTTACAAATGGTGGTGCTATTGTTTGTGTTGCATATTGTAGGGGTATTCCCAGCACGATAGCACATTTGGATACTATGACCGGATTAGACCACGCAATATTTTATACTGTGTGGAGTCGTCGCCCCGGTTCTGGTAGATTGTTAGTTATAGATACTTTAAATTATTTACAACTAACCAGAACGTGGATAAAAAGATTTGTTACACTGTCTCCTAAGACAGAGATGGCTCGTAAGTTTCATCTAAGTAACGGGGGAGTTTTGGTGAGGGAAAATGTAGACTCACTAAACTTTGAGTATGGTGGTGATAGAGTCAATTGAGAGGTTGATATGAAACAGAAAGGATTTACATTAATAGAGTTGATGATTGTGGTAGCAGTGATTGGAATCTTAGCAACAGTAGCAATTCCTTCTTATAGCAATTATACAGTTAAGGCTAAAATTTCAGAAGCATTTTCAGTTATAGGTCCTTGGAAGATGGAGATGATGGAATATTTCTTTATGAATGGAGAATTTCCTAAAAAAGGATGTAATTCTTGTATCGGTATGGGATCAGATGGTGATTGTGGAGCATCCTTACGAGCTGGTAAAAGTTGTTCCTTTGGAAAAAGTGGAATAGGAACCTATGTTCAAAATATTCATATTGGAGGTCGAGTTGAATTGAAGGAAGACCAAGATTTGATTATAACTTTCAATGACAATGCTGGTGCTGCTGCTGGTAAGCGGATAGCTTTACGAGCAGTTAATAGCGGCGGTGTAATTGCATGGGTATGTTCCTCTATGGCCTCTATGGATCCTTCTGCATTAGATTTAAAATACTTACCTTCAAGTTGTAATAAATATATATATTGCCCGGCCTGCGGATGAAAAATTTAATAATCATATATAGAATTTTATACGGTACTGATTTTTTGGAACGATCCATTAGCAGTGTAAGAGAAGTAGCAGACCAGGTATGTGTTTATTTTTCTGATGAACCTTGGTCTAGGCCACAGAATTTTATAAGAATAAATGATATAGAGGTAACTCCAAAACAGGTTATCCAAGATATGGATGACGATAAGGTACATGTAACATTTCAACATTATGATACTCCGAAAAATCAATTTAAATTGTTGGCAGAATTATCTATTAGACACCACGATATACATTATATGACTGTCTTTATGGAACCTGATATGGTGTGGGCGCCTGGTATGTTTAGAAAATTTATTGATGAGTTTGAATCACATCGCTCTCCTTATTTGTATGCCCCACAGATAGAATTATGGAAAAGTATGGATTGGAGAATACCGATGAGAAATAGATTTGGACCTGCCGCATATAAAGGAGAAATTCCTAACTTGGGATTCGGACAGTTTTCAGAACAAAGTGTAGAACCTGTTTTGTCTCAGACGGGTTGTTATAACTTTGGGTTCTGTCTTAATGAGAAGACAATGGAATATAAACATAAGGCAGCTTTAGATTTTTCTGCAAAGATAGGAGATTCGGTGCCAGCAGAAAATTGGTACTTTGATAAATGGTTACATTGGACACCACAGACAACAAATTTAGAACCTTCTAGGAATCATACTCATTTAATTCCTAGAGCAGAGGCATATGAAATGCCTAAAGAAATGCGAGACTACATGAATGCTAATACCACCTAAGTCGGCTGAAGAACACAAGTTTACCTCTACAGGTATCAAGTTTTGGAGACATCCAGAACAGATGAATAATTATAAGAATGGTAATCCCAATACAGTTATTTCTACCCACATATCACCAGAAGGTGCGTGTAATTTAACTTGTGCTTATTGTTCTGTTACCTATAGAGATACCCATTCTCGTATTGAGATGGATGTTATAAAAGATTATGTAACCAAACTCAAGACAAGAGGACTCAAGGCTGCCATTTTAACTGGTGGGGGAGAACCAACATCATATAAACATATTAATGAATTGATACGATGGCTTAAATCCCAAGACTTAAAGGTTGCATTGATAACTAATGGTACATTAACACGACGAATTAATCCAGACATATGGCCAATGTTGTCATGGGTCAGGGTATCTATTAATGTATTTCCTCATTGGGAAGTAAAGATTAACTTACCCACGGAACACTTTACAGGTGATACAGTCATTGGTTCTTCATTTTGTTATGATGAAGATTATGATTTAGAAACAATGAGAATGGTTTCTAAGATTGCAACCAGAATGAAAGCTAAATATATTAGACTGTTACCAAATTGTTTATTGCCTCAAGAAGAATTATTGAAACGCCATGACTTGGTAGAAAAATTAATAAAAGATTTGGATGACCCCAGGTTCTTTCATCAGTTTAAAATACATGGTGCACCAGATAGTGTTACTTGTCACCAATCTTATTTCAGACCCTATCTTTCAGAGGAGGTACACCATGAAACTGGGCAACCAGGTTCAGTATTTCCCTGTGATAGTGTAGTATTGAATGACCAGAATACAAAGTTTATGCAAAAGTATTCCTTGTGTGCTCCTGGTGATATACTTGATTATTTGGATAAGAAGATAGACCAGCAATTTTCTATTGCGGAACAGTGTACCGGGTGTGTTTTTACAGATAATGTGAATATGTTGAAAGGTTTTATTAATGGTGAGATAGATAAATTTAATGAGTTTAGCAGTCCGTTGATGCATGAGGAATTTGTATGATAGAGTTTGACCGTGAATATTATGAACAAGGTCCTATGACAGGTAAAAGTTTATATACTAATTATCGATGGTTGCCAGAATTAACTCTTCCATTGGCTCATCATATAGTTTTAGATTGTAACTTAGATAAACACCAGACGATTTGTGATTTTGGATGTGCAAAGGGATATTTGGTATATGCTTTACAATTATTAGGTTATGATTCTTACGGTGTTGATATTAGCGAATATGCTATATCAAAAGCACCTAAAGAAGTTAATGGTCATGTAACTTGTATTGAACCTTTGGCAGAGTTTGGTTTTTATGATTGGATTATCTGCAAAGATATTTTAGAACATATACCTTATGAAGATATTGATAGTCAATTGATGATGTTGCGGAACAGTTGTAAGAAGATGATGGTAATGGTTCCTTTGGGTGATGGTGAAAAATATTTTATTGAGGCTTATGAGAAAGATGTTACCCATGTTATTAGAGAAAATTTAGATTGGTGGATTAATCTATTTGAATCTGTTGGATTTAAGATAGCTAAAGCTAGTTATGAGATGGGTCCCTACAAAGAAAACTGGCAAATTCATCCTACTGGTAATGGTTTTTTTATGTTACAAATTTAAAATTGAGGAAATTTATTGTGGAGAGTTTAAAATGAGAGTAGGTTTTGTGGGCATAGGCAATTTAGGTAAAGATGCTGCTGAAGTTATGGCACAACATTATGATGTTGTTGGTTTTGATATCAGACAAGAGATAGATACTACTCTTAATATGACTAAAACTTTGGCAGAGGCTGTAGAAAATAAAGATATAGTTTTTGTGGCGGTGCCCACACCCCACCATAAAGATTATGATGGAAGATATCCTACTAGTCATCTAGAACCTAGAGATTTTGATTATACAGCAGTTAAGACAGTTGTTAGTTCTATTGATAAGTTGATAAATGATAAGACTCTTATAGTATTAATATCTACTGTCTTGCCTGGTACAGTAAGAAGGGAGATTGCTCCCCTAGTTAAGAATGGTCGTTTCATTTATAATCCCTATTTGATAGCTCAAGGTTCAGTTAAGTATGATATGATTTATCCGGAGATGATTATTATAGGAACAGAAGATGGTGGTGAAAGTAAAGATGCTAAGATGTTGAAATGGTTTTATAATAAATTTGTATTTAAAAGGACACGAATTGTAACTGGTACTTGGGAAGAGTCTGAGGGTATTAAGATATTCTATAATACATTTATTTCTACCAAGTTGGCATTAGTTAATATGATTGCTGATGTATCAGAAAGTATAGGAAATATGAATGTAGATGTTATTACTACTGCTCTCAAAGAATCTACAGATAGAATTATGGGACCCAAATATATGTCGGCTGGTTTAGGTGATGGTGGTGGTTGTCATCCTAGAGATAACATTGCTCTTAGATATTTGGCAAAAGAGTTAGATTTGGGTTATGATTTGTTTGAAGCTATTATGACTACTAGAGAAAAACAAGCTAAGAAAATGGCTGAAAAAATTATTAGTTTTAATAATGATGTATGTATTTTGGGTAAAGGATTTAAACCAGGAGTAGACCAAGAGGTAGGTTCTCCATCAATTTTATTGGGTAGTTTTATAGAACATAAAGCCTTTCATGTATATTGGGATGGTCATCCTGATGAGGTAACTTATCCATTAACCTATGTTATGCATCATCATGAACAATATTCTACTTATGATTTCAATCCCGGAAGTATTATCTTTGATCCATTTGGCAAAACTTACCATACGGAAGAGTTGACAAACAAGGGCATTTCGGTGTATAATTATGGAAGAGGTCCCACTTAGTGTATGATTTAAAAGATTATTTAAACTCCGTAAATTATAAAAAGAATAATTTGATGCCGGAGGATGGTGATGAGTTTTGGGAGAAAAAATATCCCACATTCATTGTTAATAAATGTTTGTCTGGGTTTGCTGATACAGTTTTGTTTGCTAATGAAATGAATGGGTTCCATCATATGGATAAGAAATTACAGTATGATTTTTATCTGCACGGATTGCCTAAGAAGAAACGATTTTCTCCATGGATGAAACCTTCTAAGGTACAAAATTTAGATTTAGTTAAAGAGTATTTTGGATATAGTAATGAGAAAGCTAGAATAGCACTTACTATTCTGAGTGAGGACCAATTAGTAATAATGAAAAGGGCATTGTCTAAAGGCGGAAAGAAATAAATATCTCCATAATCATGATCATAATGTGATAATAATGGAGATTAATCATGGAAGAATTGGAGTGGAATCCGGATTTGATGTTGGAAATCAAATTGGCAGAACCAGATGATTTCTTAAAGGTTAGAGAAACTTTATCCCGCATTGGTATAGCCTCCCGTAAAGAAAGAAAATTATACCAGTCGTGTCATATATTACATAAACAAGGTAGATATTTTTTAGTTCATTTTAAAGAGCTTTTTGCTCTAGATGGTAAACCCTCAAACATTAGTATTAATGATGTGCAACGTAGAAATACAATAGCTACTTTATTATCTGATTGGGGATTGGTGGAAATTATGGGGAACGCTGAGGATAAGGCACCTTTATCACAAATAAAGGTACTAACTTACAAAGAGAAAAATGAGTGGTTGTTAGAAACAAAATACAATATAGGAAATAAAAAAAAGGTTGTTTGAGAGAGAAATATATTATGGCAATAAAATTAGTTAGACTTAAAAGTGGTGAAGATTTGGTAGCTGATATTGATATCAATACCGATACAGTGACTTTGGAAAACCCAGCAATGATAATGCCTGTGGGTAATCCAGATCCTGGTGGACAAGTTCAAATGGGTTTCGGGCCGTGGGTTCCTTTTGCAAAGAGTAAGACTTTTGAAGTGCCAAGGGAACATGTTGTTTTTATTGCAGACCCTGCTGATGATATAGTAAATAATTATAGACAAATGTTTGGTTCTGGTATAGTAGTACCCGAAGTAAAAGTAAATACTAAACAAATCTTGACTGGATGATGGATATGTGATATACTATCCATATGTCTGAAAACTTTTACACAAATATAATTCTTAAAGGTGATACCCTTTATCTGCGTGCCATTAGTAATGGCAAACGGATTATGGAGAAGATAAAGTATAAACCTACTTTATTTGTTCCCACTAAGAAAAAAACAAAATATAAAACCTTGTCTGGTACGACAGTAGAACCGGTCAAGTTTAATAGCATTTATCAGGCTAGAGATTTCCTAAAGAACTATCAAGAACAGCCCGACTTGGTGTATGGCCAAGAGAGATTTCAGTATTGTTATATATCGGATAACTACCCAGGCATTATAGAATGGAATCAAGATAAGATTCTAACTCTATCTCTTGATATTGAGGTGGCAAGTGAGAATGGTTTCCCTGACCCCAACCTGGCAGAGGAAGAAGTCCTTGCCATTACTGTCAAGAACTATACCACTAAGAAGATTATGGTGTGGGGTATCTACGACTACAACAACACCCGTGATGATGTTGAATATGTGCATTGTGATGGTGAAGGGGAGTTGCTTAGGGAGTTTGTTTCTTTTATGGAAGCAGTTCAACCAGATGTTATCACTGGTTGGAATACTACCTTCTTTGATATTCCCTATCTCTGCCTTAGAATAAAAAAACTCTTTGGCAATAAGTTTATGCAAACTTTATCACCGTGGAAAGTGGTGACTGAAGAACATACTTCCACATTTGGAAGAGATGTAACACGATATAATATATGGGGTGTTTCTAATCTTGATTATCTGGACTTGTATAAAAAGTTTACATATACTGACCAAGAGTCATTCACATTAGACAACATAGCTTTCGTTGAGTTGGGTACTAAAAAGGATCCCAATCCCTATGATACATTCAAAGAATGGTATACTAAAGATTATCAATCGTTTATTGATTACAACATCAAGGATGTGGAACTGGTCGATGCATTAGAGAATCATCTGGGTATGATCCAGTTAATGTTTACGATGGCATATGAAGCTAAGATTAATTATAACGATGTTTATTCACAGAATCGTATGTGGGATGTTATCATCTTTAATTATCTTAAAGAGAAGAATAAAGTCATACCACAACGAATGAGGAATGATAAGACTGCGAAGTATGAAGGTGCTTATGTAAAAGATCCCCAAGTCGGTCAACACAATTGGGTGATGTCTTTTGATTTAAATAGTCTGTATCCTCATTTGATTATGCAGTATAATATTTCGGTAGAGACTTTGATAAAGGAAAGTTTCCCTCATAAAATTTCAGTTGATAAACTTTTAGATAAAGAAGTAGATACCAGTATGTTGCCCGAATTGGGATTGACTGTTACTCCCAACGGTGCTTGTTTCCGCACAGACATTAAAGGGTTTCTACCAGAGTTGATGGAGAAGTTCTACAATGACCGTGTGAAGTTTAAAAAGTATATGCTCGAAGCTAAACAACGATATGAGGATACGAAAGACGAAAAGTATTTAGCACAGATATCAACTTATCATAATATTCAAATGGCTCGTAAGATTGCTCTAAATAGTTCTTACGGCTCTATGGGTAATGAATATTTCCGTTATTATGATGAGAGATTAGCTACTGCTATAACAACTGCCGGTCAACTCAGTATTAGATGGATTGAAGGAAAAGTAAATGATTATATTAACAACATACTACAAACAAAAGGTGAAGACTATATTATTGCATCCGATACAGACTCTATATACGTTACCTTTGATAAAATTGTACGTCAAACTTTTGAAAACAGAAGTGACACATCTAGGGACACAATCACCAACTTCTTGGACACTATCGCTAAAGAAAAAATCCAACCGTTTATTGATGAATGTTATAGAGACCTTGCCTCGTATATAAATGCTTATGAAAATAAGATGGAGATGGACAGAGAAGTTATTGCTGACAAAGGAATTTGGACTGCCAAGAAACGATACATCTTAAATGTTATTGATAGTGAGGGTGTAAGATACGCCGAACCACAAATCAAGGTGATGGGTATCGAAGCTGTTAAGTCATCAACACCACACGCTTGTCGTGAGCGTATCCGTGATTCATTAAAAGTTATTGTAAATGAAGATGAGTTTAATGTGAATAAGTTTATACAAACTTTTCGTAAAGAATTTATGGCACTGCCTGTAGAGTTGATGGCCTTCCCCCGCTCAGTAAATGGTATTCGCAAGTGGGGTGATAAGTCCACAATATTCAAGAAAGGTACACCTATGCATATCAAGGGTGCCATCATCTACAATCATTTATTAAAGAAACATAAATTGACACATAAGTATCCGTTGATTATGGATGGTGAAAAGTTAAAATATGTATTACTTAAAACACCCAATGCATTGCAATCAAATGTCATTGCGTTTCTTGGTGAGTTGCCCAAAGAATTTGATTTACATAAACAGATAGATTTTGATAGACAGTTTGAGAAATCTTTTGTTGATCCCATTTCATTGATATTAGAATGTATCGACTGGCGAGTAGATAGAAGTTATGGTACACAAGTTACATTGGAGGCGTTGTTTGGATAATTTAATAAAGGAGTTTTTAATATGAGCAAAATAATTGATGAAGAACGAAGAGCAGAAAGTATAAGAGTATTGGGTTTTGATCCATTTGAACAGGAATACCAATCTCTACCTATAACGGATATAACACCAGCAATGGCGGCATATATTCTAAAATGGCACAATAATGATAATCGTAAGATTAAAGCTTCACAAGTAAATGCCATAGCTAATAGTATGAGAAATGATGGTTGGTTAAAAGATGGTGGACATCTTACCTTTAATAAGGAAGGTAACATTACGGAGTTTCAACATCGTCTTGAAGCTATTATAAAAGAAGGTGTTACTGTTGTGGCACCTGTTGTTCTTGGTGTTGAACCAGAGTGTTTTACTAAAACCGCTTCACCGAAACCTCGCCGTCCAGAAGATGAAATCCAGAGGAAATATCCCGATGCAAAGGACAGTGAAATTACTGTTGTTAGGGAAATCCAAAAGCGCCGCCAAGCAACTAAACTTGATATGCAAAATGCAATTGAATTATGGGAACAGTGGCACAAGATTGTTCAAGCAGGCGATAAACTAATTGATGGATTTTTTGACAGGGTTGATGCATTTAGTCACTATCGAAGGAATTTTGCTGCATGGGCATCGTTGATGCATTGGCATGGTCAGGATAATATTGTAACATGGTTTTTAGACATGTTAGAGAATCAAGTCTTGGATGATGAAGGCACACGTTTAACTAAAGACTTTATGAAGATGAGTCAACATACATTTGGTATGACAAATACAGGCCGTGCAGATTTTGTATATTTTATGTTATGTGTGTGTTCAGACCGAATGAAGAAATCTCCTGATGGTAGGATACAACTCAGCAAAGGAGTTAATGTGCTTAATCACGAAGACCTTAAACATAATGGAACTTATAGAGATTTCTTATTAAATGTTGATAATATTCAGGAAACCCCGTGACATATAAACCCTACACTATGCAAGACGTACATGATGCATCTGCACAAGAGAAGTTCAAAGTCATCTCCACCTTTGCGGGTGGGGGTGGTTCTTCTACTGGTTATAGATTAGCTGGCGGGAAGGTTCTTGTCATCAATGAGTTTGTTGAAGAAGCACAAAAGACTTATGCAGAAAATTATCCTGAGACAGTTATTCTTCCAGGTGATATTAAAGAATTGACAGGTAAGAATTTCTTAGATGCAGCTGGTGTTGATGAAGGTGAGATTGATATATTAGATGGATCACCACCCTGTTCAGCATTTTCTGTTGCAGGGAAATTATCTCACAATGTGCGTGAAGAAGAACGTGTTGACCTGTTTGGTAATGTGACTGTAGAGAAGGTTGCTGGTAAACATTCTGATGGTTGGGGTCAGACCAAAAACTATTCTGATGGTAAAATGGTTGAGAACATTGAAGACCTATTCTTTGAATTTCTGCGTGTTGCAAAAGACATCAAACCAAAAGTCATTGTTGCAGAAAATGTCAAGGGGTTGACGATAGGAGAAGCCAAAGAATATTTTAATAAGATACTCAATGAATTTGGTAATATAGGATATCAAGTATGTGCTCAAGTTTTGGACAGTAGATACTTTGGTGTATCTCAAACAAGAAGTAGGGTTATCTTTATTGGTGTGCGTCACGATGTAATGGCTAAGTTGGGATTAAATTTTATGACTATATCTCAAATATTTCCTCAACCAGATGCAGATGTTATTCCTGTTAAGGATGTAATGATTGATTTAGTTTATGATACAGAAGAAGTGAAGTACCTTACAGAGAAATTTACCAACACAGCATACTGGAAATATACTGGTAGTAAAATGCCTATTGATCCCGATAAGGTTCTTACAGGAGCAGATTACCATCCCAAAGGACATCACTTCAATCTTAAAAGGGTATCACAATATCAACCCTCTCCTACGATTACTGCTATGGGCTCAGCAGATACAACAGCTGGTGCATTTCATTGGATTGAGCCAAGGAAGTTGACTTTGGGAGAATTAAAGCGTATAATGAGTTTACCGGATGATTTTAAATTGACAGGTAAATGGAATCAAAAAGCAGAACGATGCGGCAGAATGGTTCCACCGAGAATGATGGAGCGTATTGCCTCGGCAATTTATACTAATGTATTGGAGAAATATAATGGCTGACTTTACCTTTGCTCATAGGCAAGAAGGTTTTGATGAACACATTGATTGGAGTATCAGGGGTTATAGTAATTTATTGGATGATGTTGTAAGTCTCTCACGATATTTTGTTGAGGGAGATACTAATGTATTAGACATTGGTTGTTCTACGGGCAAACTCACCGCACGTATTTTGGAACATAACTATGGGGCTTGTCCTGATGCTAAGTATGTAGGGGTAGAAGTGGCCGAAGGTTTCTTTGGTAATCTTGAAGACAGAAAGTTGGAGTTAGATGAGAAATATTCTGACACCTCTGTTGATTTTATTTACGATGATATCCGTAATTATGAATTTGAGAATTGTTCTCTAATAACGTCCCTTTTTACCTTACAGTTTATGCCTTATTCTTGTAGGGAAGAGGTCATTCATAATATATATTATGGTCTTAACTGGGGTGGTGCATTTATTTTTGGTGAAAAGATTGATACATCACACAGTCGTATAGAGAATATGTTACGCACCACTTATTACGAATTTAAAAATAAGTCTTTTGATTATGAGGATATTATGCAGAAAGAATTGACCTTAAAGAATATGCTTAAACCCAATTCATGGGATGAGATTGAAAATATGTTAAATAATGCTGGTTTTAAAGCAGTGCAAAGCTTCTGGCAGAACCATTTGTTTATAGGCGCAATAGCAATTAAATAAAAACGATTGACATTATTAGATAAATGTGATAGGATGGTATAGATGAGGATCGTTTGTGCTCGCTTGAGAAGTAATGTGACCTATACTGGTCCACTAGAAACTGTCTTGGATAGTTTCTTTGAACTGTATGTGAGATGGATGAAAGACAATTCACAACATAACTATGATACATATAATTTAAGTTTTGATAAAAGACAACGGCCACAACGCAACGCTGAGGTGTTCAAAGATGCTGATGTAGTAGTGATCCCTTCCGATAGTGAGTTTAGATACCACGGCGAAGTACAGCTAGATCCACGAGACTTGGAGACATCTAATAACTATATTGAAGAAATTAAACCACATATGGAAGGCAAACATATTATTATGTGGCGTTCAGATAGAGGTGATACAGAAGAATTATATAGAGAGAAAACATTTAATGGTGTTACTCTCGGTGATTTCAACACAATAGATGAGATAGATTTTCCTGCTAACATACACGGCATGAAGTATCATTTTATACAGACATTGAAAAACCCATTGGCTCAAATGTTGCCAATTAGAAAGGATAAAGATTTTGCTTATTGGGGTAGAATGAAAGATGGTGATGACCGAGGTAAAATTATTAAAGGGGTGTACAGAGATAAAGATATTACTCAAGTATTGATTGGGGGATTTCCTTCAGGCGTTAAGCGAGATGCTAAGTGGATAAAAGAATGGAAAGTATTGTACCCTATGATAGAACGAGCCAAGTGTACTCTATGTTTTAATTGGCGAGACCCGACAGCAACAACATCAAGGTATCCGGAAGCATTATCTGTAGGTTTAATACCCTTTGTATGGCAAGACTATGATAAGAACAATACCTATAACATAGAATCTTGGCAACGTGTAGATAGTTTTGAGAAATTGAAAACTAGAATATTAATGTTGCGTTATCGTGAAGCTTGGGAAAGCAAACTTGATCTGTGTAGACAAAATTATAAAGAGATACTTCCTACACAACAGGAGTATTATGAGATGTTCACAAAGAGGATGAATAAATATGTTAGCGAGGGAGAAAAGTAGATGTCAAATTTCTTAAAGAATGTAATTAGGGAAACAGGTAATGAATATGCTGCGATTGTTAGTGATGGTCTTAGTGCTGCTGATGTTAGCGGCTATGTGGATACCGGTAGTTTTATTTTCAATGCTCTATGTAGTGGCTCTATCCATGGCGGTCTACCTGCGAATAAAATTACAGCCATCGCCGGAGAGTCCGCAACAGGCAAAACTTTTTTCTTGCTCGGGGTTTGTCAGTCGTTCTTGGAGAAGAATGTAGATGGTAATGTAGTATTCTTTGAGTCAGAGTCCGCTATCACAAAAGATATGATAGAGTCACGGGGTATCGATTCATCACGAATGCTTATACTGCCAATTACTACCGTACAGGAGTTCCGTTATCAAGCTCTACAAGTGCTTGAAGCGTATGAAGCAGACGAATCTAGAACGCCTCTAATATTGTGTCTTGATAGTCTGGGTATGTTATCAACTACCAAAGAGATAGAAGACACAGAAGCAGGTAAAGAAACAAGAGACATGACCAGGTCACAAATAGTCAAGGCAACCTTTAGGGTATTGACCTTGAAACTGGGCAAGTTAGGTGTACCGTTACTTATTACAAACCACACTTATGATGTTATTGGGTCAATGTTCCCACAGAAAGAAATGGGTGGTGGTAGCGGACTCAAGTATGCAGCATCAACTATCATCTACCTTTCTAAGAAGAAAGATAAAGATGGAACAGATATCGTTGGCAACATAGTACATTGTAAAACATACAAATCAAGACTAACAAAAGAGAACCAGATGGTTGATGTTCGGTTGTCTTACACTAAGGGTCTAGATAGATACTATGGGTTATTGGAACTTGGAGAAAAACATGGTATTTTCTCCAAAGTTTCCACAAGATATGAAATGCCGGATGGTGGTAAAGTGTTTGGCAAACAGATACTAGCTGAACCAGAGAAGTATTTCACAGAAGAAGTTATGGCCAAGTTAGATCAAGCTGCTAAGATAGAGTTTTCTTATGGATAAGATAAAAGATTTACTAACAAAATATAATGAGAAATTTCTTCCATTGAATAAAAGATATCTTTCGTGGATGAAAAACCTTTCTCAGGAACATTTGGATAGAGCTCATATCAGAATAGAAATTTGTGAACAATGCGATAGATATAGCAAACCACTATGTAAAGAATGTGATTGTTATATGCCATTAAAAGTTCTTTGGCCAAAAGGAACTGAATGTCCTCTAGGAAAATGGTAATGGATAAGTACATCAAAGTTTATGATGATGTAATAGATGAAGTGTCTTGTGAAGCTTTGATAGAAAAGTTTGAGGATTCACATGAACATTTTGAAACTGTGCATGTTGAAGATGGTAATGATAAAATATCTTTTGAACAGATAAATTTTATTAACCATGAAGAGTGGCAGTCGGTCCAAAATGGTATGTTGGAGGTGTTTCAAGATTATATTATGCATTATAAATTAGATTGTGGGGTGCTGGGTAAGCAGTGGCCTGAAACTTATGGGTATGAATCCATTAGAATGAAACGCTATTTAAATAATGATTATGATAGATTTGATAACCATGTTGATGTAAGGGACTATGATACTGCTAGACGATTTTTAGCATTCTTTATTTACCTGAATGATGTTGATGTGGGTGGTGTGACTAGATTCGATATGCATAAACCAGGAACATTTTTACCCTATGAAGTACAACCAAAAAGAGGAAGATTGTTAATGTTTCCACCCACTTGGACTTATCCACATACTGGATTAAAACCGATAAGTGGTAAGAAATATTTACTACATTCTTATTGTCATTATGGATAAGACAGCATATCATTATGTAGTTCATAAAGAATCTAAAGAACAAGCTGTCCGTATACAGGATGGTAAATTTGATGGCATGGTTTATCAGTATTCGGATGTAATGTTTCCCATTTATAATGATGATGGTAATGTAATAGATCCACAAGATGCGGATGAAATACCCTTGACATTTAAGTGGAAAGTGTTGTATAATCCTAATGAGGTGGATTTAGAAACGGGCGAGTTTGCTGCTACCGCAGGTGATATATTATTAGAGTTAATAGAAGAAGGTTTAGAGAATGACGCAATCACAGTTAATACCGAGAGTGGAGAGAACTATTCTCCATCATTTGATACTAAATGAGGACTATAGTAGAACAGTATTACCTTTTATAAAAGAGGAATATTTCCAAGATAATGTAGAAAAAACTTTATTTAAAACGATTTTACAATATGCCGACAAGTATAAATCTTTGCCGGCTGTAGAAGCATTGGGTATAGAAATCCAGAAAAGTACGGTAACTGAAGAAGAATTTAAAAAAGTAAACACTTATCTGGAAGATTTACAAAGTGATTTACAAAAAGTGGATCATCAATGGCTTATTGATGAAACAGAGAAGTGGTGTAAAGACAAAGCTATCTATAATGCTATACTCAGTGGCATTCATATCATAGATGGTAAAGATAAAGAAAGATCCGCTGATGCTCTGCCTGAGCTTTTATCTCAAGCTCTAGGAGTATCGTTTGATGACCATGTTGGACACGATTACATAAAACAATCAGATGACCGATATGAATTTTATCATACCAAAGAAGAAAAGATTCCATTTGACTTAGAGTTTTTTAATAAGATTACCAAGGGTGGTCTTCCCAGAAAAACTTTAAACATTGCACTTGCTGGTACAGGTGTAGGTAAGTCATTGTTTATGGTTCATGTTGCAGCTAATTGTTTGATGCAAGGTAAAAATGTATTGTATATAACATTAGAGATGTCAGAGAACCGTATTGCTGAAAGAATAGATGCCAATCTAATGAATATCACAATGGATGATTTGCATGATTTGCCTCGTCATATGTATGAAAGTAAGTTTGAAAGATTAGCCAAGAAGACACAGGGACAATTGATAGTCAAAGAGTATCCTACCGCTTCGGCATCGTGTGCTCACTTTAGAGCTTTGCTTAATGAGTTGGCATTAAAGAAAACATTTAGACCAGACATTATCTTTATTGATTATTTAAATATCTGTGCATCAAGTCGTTTCAGACATGGTGCTGTAGTTAATTCTTACACATACATCAAAGCCATTGCGGAAGAGATGAGAGGGTTGGCAGTAGAGTATAACTTGCCGATTATGTCCGCTACCCAGACAACCAGAACAGGGTTTGTATCAACCGATATTGGGTTAGAAGATACATCGGAATCATTTGGTCTACCAGCTACGGCAGACTTGATGTTTGCTTTGATATCAACAGACGAGTTATTGGAACTTAACCAGATGCTTATCAAACAGTTGAAGAATAGATATGCGGACCCATCCTATTTTAAAAAATTTATTATTGGGGTAGATAGATCCAAAATGAAATTGTATGATGTATCCCAGATCGCACAGTCGGATGTAGTTGACACAGGACAAGGACAAGAAATATTAGATAGGTTTGCTGACTTCAAAGTATAATAAATAGGTCATGGCAACTGTTTTAACTTTAGGTGATCTTAGAAAAGAAGACCGAATTCAAATTTTTGTAAATAAAATTTGGAAATATAACAGTCGTAAACCTCAATTTCTAATGGTCGACGATAAATCCTTTACAGCTTCAGGTTGTATTGTAAGTGGTTGGGAGTATGATGCTACTAGTGGGGCGGCTGCATCAACACTTAAAACATACGCTACAGACGCAAAAAAAGAATTAAAATCTCCTACTGCTAACAATGTTATGTTAGTAGGAAAAGTGGGAGGTAGAGGATCGGTTACTGAAAAATCTCTATCTAAATTTGTAAAAACAGCAGAATTTGGGGGTCAGGTTGCTAATACATCAACAGGCAAAATACCAGCTGGTGCGGCCGCCACCCGAGCTCAAGAAAAAGGTTCAACATATATTTTTCTACGAGCATTAAAAGACAAGAAAAGGTGGAATAGTGTGGAAGATTTGATGGCAGATACAGTTACAATGAAGGAGTTAAATGATATATGGCAGAAAGAAATTAAAGTAAATGTAAATGAAAAATGGTTAAGTGGATATTGGAAACAACAGAAGAAGATATTAGAGGAGTTTAAGACAGGTAAATGGTCTGAGTTTGACCATAGTGGTCCAGATTCTTTTATGGATTACATTAGTGGAGTGGTAAAAAAAGAATTTCAGATATCTAAAAAGGATAATTGGAACCCAGCAGATATGTGGTTGATTACGGGCAAAACATCAGCTGTTAAGAAAAAAATAAACGCTGCGGTTGGAAGCGGCCCACATCAAACCATACATGAATTAAATAATCTTATGCGTCAAATGTATATAGGTAAAGAATTAGTGGGCATTTCTTTGAAAGCTATATCTGGTAAAGAGGCTCAGTTTTCAAAATATAATGTAGACGAATTTACTCAGAGCATCCAAGATGCACATACCTTTCCCAAGATCAAGTTGATAATTGATTTAGGTAAAGATATGACTCAAGATAGTAAAGTAGAATTAAGAAATGCCGGTGGTACAGGTGGATTTAATTTTCAAATCAAATCTAATTCATCTACTTCGTGGACGGGTTTGAAATGGGAATCTACTCCGCAAGGGGCGACTGCTGCAAGAGGTGGAAAGGCTGAAGTGGCGAAGGTTATAGATATGTTGAAAAAGGTTGCTGGCGTCACGTTTGATAAAAAGTATTCCAGTTATCCGAAAAATGCTAAAGAATTTCAACAACAGCAGGCCAAGTGGGAGAAAATCTTTATATATGTTAAACCAAAGGCAGAAACTGGTATAAAATCTGCGGCAGAATTTGTTACTAACATATCAGCTATGTTTAAGAAAAGTGAAGGTGATAGTATGGTAGCCAACTCTAAACTGATGCAACTTCAGTTTCTGTATGATATTTTGCAATACAAAAATACACCTGGCACCACCAAAGATCAATATGAAGCTTTCTGGATGGATTTAATATTTCTTTCAATTAAATTGGGCACCCAGTTCGGACCCTTTGGAAAACTATATTAGAATAAACTAATATGTCGCAAATACAACTAAACAAGTCGCATATATCATTGACATTCCGTGAGGGATTCCCTATAATGGATGCATGAAAATGGATAATTTAACCACCTTTCTAACAGAAGCTAAAAATACTCACCTCGAGCATCTTGAGGATGAAATAATCAATAAGGGTGTTGTTGGTGGTAATCAAGCCATCGCCTTTCTTATCTCGTTAAAAGATATGTTAGCGGGACAAAGTAAAAGAAAAATGAATGTCACCGTCAAATGGGATGGTGCCCCTGCAATCTTTGCCGGGACAGATCCAGATAATGGAAAGTTCTTTGTCGGCACCAAGTCTATTTTCAATAAGACTCCTAAGATAAACTACACGGTAGCAGATATCAATAACAACCATGGCGGTGGTCTGGCTGCTAAACTAATAGTAGCACTTAAATATTTTCCCGCTCTAAACATACCGGGCATCTGGCAGGGTGATTTACTTTACACCCATGATGATCTCAAGGGTTCTGATATAGATGGTGAGAGGGTTATCATGTTTACACCCAACACCATAACCTATACCGTTCCCGTTCGTAGTCAAATGGCCCAAAAGATTTTAGCCTCCAAGATAGGAGTTGTATGGCATACTACCTACTCCGGTAACTCTATGAGTACCTTGAAAGCAAAGTTTGGAGCTAGTGTTAGTAGATTAAGTAGAACAAGAACTGTTTGGTCAACGGATGCTACATTTAAAGACACTTCTGGTAATGTAATGTTTACTGCATCCGAATCTGCTGCCTTTCAAAAAGTATTAAACATGGCTTCAGGTTCTTTGAAGAAAGCTTCTTCCTTTTTGAGAATAATGAGTAGCAGTAGTGAGTCTGAAACTATACCTTATTTACTTAAAATATTCCTCAACTCTTATATTAGAGGTGGCGAGAAGATAGAGAACACCAAAAATGTTACTGCATTTTTTGGTAAATGGTTAGACGCTAGAATGGATCAAAAGATAAAATCTGTTAAATCGGCGGCCGGAAAGAAGAAATGGACCGCACATAAAAAGATTATAATGTCAGAATATACTAAATATAACAAAGAATTGTATTTTGTTATTGCTACATATATTACTTTACAAACCGCTAAGACAATCATAATAAGAAAATTAGAACGGGCTGAAGGTATTGGTACTTTTATTAAAACACCTAATGGTTATAGAGTTACTGCACCTGAAGGTTTTGTGGCGATAGACCATATTGGAAAGGCAATCAAACTAGTAGATAGATTAGAATTTAGTCGTGCTAATTTCACGGCACCTAAAAATTGGGGGTAAAAATGTGTAACAATCCAGAATGTCACTGTGAAAATTGTACTTGTGATCCTTGTACATGTACAACAGAAAGTCCCTGTGGGTGTGAAGGAGTATCTATCAAATGAATGGTTGGACAGCTCCGGCGTTCGGTATCTTTTTGATTAGTCAGCTGGGTGCCGCAGTTTGGTGGGCGTCCGATACTGATAGTACAGTAAAAGAACATAGTACTTTTATTTACAAAGTGTCTGAGAATGATAAACAAATAGCCATCATGCAGGTACGTCAACAGTCTATCCAAGAAGACATCATAGAGATAAAAAACGATAGCAGAGAGTTAAAGGAATTATCACATAAAATTCTAAACGCATTGGAAAAATAATGATTAAATATCGTGATGTAAATTTATTGGTGAAAGAAGCTTATAGCCGTAGAAAGAATTTAGACCAAAAGTCTATTGATAAAATAAGTGATGGAGTTAAACATATTAGGGATGAACTTAAAGAAACTATTAAGATTCCTGAAATAGTTGCTGTAGTAGAACAAGTAGCAGAAGTAATACCTGTAGTCAAAAAATCAAAATCTTATAATTTTGTAACTAGAATTGCTGCTGAGAGAGCTTTAAAGAACAATGGCTAATAAAAGTATTGCTTTGACTTTTGGAAGATTTAATCCTCCAACGGTGGGACATCAAAAACTTATTGATGCTACTAGAGGAGTCAATAGTAATTATCGTGTATATGCTAGCCAAACACAAGATAAGAAAAAGAATCCTTTAAATCATAAAGAAAAAGTATCTGTGATGAAACAGATGTTTCCTACCCATGCAAGAAAAATATCTCCAGATAAAATGACAACGGTGTTAGATGCTTTGGTTCAATTATATAAAGAGCATCATACAGATGTATCTATGGTAGTGGGGTCAGATAGATTATCAGAGTTTAATAAACTCTTGAATGATTATAATGGCAAGAAAGCTAGACATGGATATTATAAATTTAATACAATAAAAGTTATCAGTGCGGGCGAACGTGACCCTGATGCCGAGGGTGCTGTAGGTATGTCAGCATCTAAGATGAGACAGGCAGCATTGAATAATGATTATGCTTCTTTTAAGAGAGGCCTTCCTTCTAGATTTAAAGGAGGACAAACCTTATATAAACAGGTTCAAAAGAATATGGATATGAAAAAATTACGAGAGTGGGTACAAGTTGATGAATCAATAATTGATTTGCCGAGAAAGACTTTTGCTAAAAACATTTTTGATGATGCGGCCACTAATAATCCCAAATTAAAACCAGAAGTTATTGCGTTTATAGATAAAGGATTAAAACAGTTTGAGGGCATTGCCCCTATTATTGATTATCAATTAATTGGTAGTATACTTACCCACAGATATCGTGCAGATGCTGATTTGGATATCAACGTATGGTTTGATGCTAAGACAGAAGCAAAACATTTAGAGTTAAGAGAGAAGGCCAGAGAACTTAATGGTCAAAATGTACCAGGCACAAAACATCCAGTAAATTATTTTGCTGTGATTACTAAAGAATATTTTGAACGGGCAGGCAAGATGGCTGATGCCACGTTTAATATTAAAGAAAATAAGATGAGTAGGATAGGAGTTGAGAAGGCATTTGATGTTGATAGATACATGGGTGAGTTTAATATTGAAGTTGGTAAACTTGATATCATCAAGGGTGAACTTCAAAGAGATGTTATAGACTATCAAGAATTGGCTGAGTTAGAACCAGATGAGATTATGGAACTTAAAGTTAGGTTAGAAGGAAAACTTAAAGAGATTGAAGACGATGTAAAAAGTCTTATTGACATCTATCATGTATCCACCTCTGACCGCAATGCAGCCTTTACAACCCCCATGACTCCAAAACAGATTGCCAAATGGGGTGACCAACAGAGACTTCCCAAGAATGTAGTTTATAAAATGCTAGAAAAATACCATTATTTAGATTTTGTCCATAAACTGGATAAAATTATAGGTGATGACGATAGACTAGATGATAAAGAAATAAAAAGATTGGTGAAGTTGGTACATCCCACCACACCTAGCATGGCGCCTTACTTAACATCAACACCCACGAAGACCTTTACTGAATGGGTAGTAATAGATGAAGTTGCACCACCTGGTTGGGGACATACAAAGGCAGAAAAAGAAAAGACAAAACCTAACAAACCCAAATCAAAGATTGGTGGTAGTGCCCATGAATTTCAAAAGGATTTAGACTCAGGGAAGTTTAAAGGTCTACCTGGTGATAAAACATACAAAGACAAGAAGGCTAGTATGTTTAAGTTGATGTGGGCTATGAAGAATAAAGGTGACAAGCCACATTACAAACCAGGTGTTAAAGATAAACTAAAGAAGAAGTATAAAGACCAGAATGAAGGTTTATATGGAGATGATGCACCAAGAACTCCTAAAAAAGTAAAGGGTGAAAAGAAACCGGATGAGAAAAAAATTAATGTTCCTTATACCAAAGGGTGGAATAGATCCGGATTTAAAAACTTTTCAGCTATCAGGTCAACAACAAAGAAAGTATAGTTTAAAAAATTCATAAATAGATAAAAGAATAACTATTATATTATGCAGAGTAGGTGATGTTATAAACCGAAAAGAGAGGAAAGAATAATGTCAGATCCGTCAAGCTTACATAAACCGTATACCACAGGGGCACGGCCTTTAAATACCGTAGCGCAAAAGAAAAATGTAATCGCAACTAGTTCAGGTTGGGTGCGTGTACAAGATTCAGATTCATACAAATTTTATGGGAACGATAACCCTAACACAACACCCGAAGTTCTAGTAGCGATTCGTAACCTAGCAGCAAGACTAACACCAGTAGTTTCTGGTTTCACTTGGACATCACCCGTGGATGACCAACTTGATGTATCAGCTGGTGGTACTCTTACAGTTGTGGCACATTTTAGTCAGGCTGTAGTAGTTACAGGCAGTCCAACATTGTCAGTCATAAACGACAACGCAGGCGCCGGTGCGGGTCGCGGACCAGATGTACTAGTTTATGCTTCAGGCACTACTACCGAGGAGTTGACTTTTAGTTTGGTGGTTGCCGCCGCCTCTGCAACTCATGCTGCAGATGATTTACTACATCTAAATGCAACGAATCGTATCGCCCTGGCCGGTGGTACAATCAAGGCAGTTTCAGATGCTGAAGTCGCCACAATTACAAACACAGCGGCACTTGGTAATGAAGCTGGTAGTATACTTTGTGTAGCATAATAATGATTAAATGTGATCCATGTAGATGCATGGAGTAGAATTCCCGAAAGGGTTTAAATAGGAGAAAAGAAAAATGGCTGATAAGAAAATTACAGCTTTAACGGCCCTAGGAAGTGGCATAGATGCAGCGGATTTGTTTCATATTATTGACGATCCGGCTGGCACACCAGTAAATAAGAAGATTACAGTAGCGAATGTATTTAATTATATTCCTACATATCTAGCGCTTGGCCAAACGGCACAGGCTCTAAGTGGTGCTGGTGCTGTCAACATTACAACTGCTATTACCCATATAACTACAGCAGCTGGGGCATCCGCTTTAACACTTGTTAATACGGGTGTAAAAGATGGTCAAATTAAAATTGTTATTTGTAGTGATGGTACTGCTGGCGGAACTTCTACACTAACTGTTACTGGTGCTGCTTCAACAAGTCTTGATGTATATGCCTTTTCAGCAACAGGTGCAGTAATTGTATTAATAAATTCAAATTCAACATGGAATCTTATTGCCGCAAATAGTCTAGTAACAGTCAGTTAAGATTTTTTTATATTATGATAACACTTGAGAAATTACAAGAAAGAAAAGGAACTATACAGCAAGATATAAAAAAAGTTGAAGATACTATAACATCTATCGAAGCGCAAAGAGAACAATTAAGAGCAAATCTCTTTGCGCTTCGTGGTGCAGTACAACAAGTAGATTTTTTTATAACAGAATGTGAAGAAGAGACTAACGAGGATAAACCAAAGTGGGATGGAGTTGATAGACGAAAACCCCCAGAAGAGGATAAAGAAGATGGCTGAAGAAGTAATTAGATATGGAGCGGGTGGGGCACCCTATCAAGGTAAGGTAGGTCAACATTCAACGGAGGCTCCTCCTGTTCCAGAAACAACACCAGAACCTGTAGTTAAAGTAACAGTTAAGATTGAAGAAGATGACACTCCTCTTACTGATGCACAGGTTGTAAAAAAAGCCACAGGCGGAAAAGTAAAATGAAATCATATAATTCATACATAGATGAAGCTAAGAAGAAAATTGATAAGCGTTATAGCACTGGTCAAGGCACCAAAGGTGACCAGAATATCCGTGACCGTGATGATGAAGAAGAAGGTACACGAAGCAAGACTCGTCCAACAGCAGAGGCAAAGAAAGTATCTGCTGATGATGCAGAACATGCTACAGCTCTTTATCGGGATCAATGGAAAGACAGACATATTGCCGATTATGATAAACAACATGGTCGATCAGACCGTGCTAAAGAAATGCGAGCAGATGCTGAAGTTGATAGAAAAAGAGAGTATGCAATGGATCCAAAATGGAAACATGCTAAAGGTTCTTCTGGCGAAGTAAAGGGTAAGAAAAGTATCAAAGGTAATCCTAAGGAAGAAGTAGAAACTCCAAAGAAAGAGTCTATCTGGGACACATGGCGTCCTAGAGTTTACACCGAATCAAGTGTTGCTGGTGCTGTTGCTCTTCCCGTTAATCAGATGGGCGGAACAAGTATTTGGGATTTATCCAACGGTGATGTATTGAGAAATGTAAATGCGTTTGTTGGTTCTATTGCTGATAGAGAGTATCTTATTCCAGAGAATGCGGTACATCAACTTAAAGGTTTTATGGAGAGAGTTGGTCTTACTTTCCCTGAGGGCGTTCAGTTGCCGACAGGTAATGGAAAGATTTCAATTCCTTTACAACGATGGGGCGGCACGTTTGGTAAAACGGCTACTACTCCGTTTGATGAGTTTGAAAACGAACCAGAAAATGTTGGATTAGATTTAGAAATAACGGTGGAAGAATTAAGGAACAATTCTTGGAAAGTATATGCTAAAATAGTATAGTATATGTTTGAAAAAATTACTCCCGCAAACTGGGTTATGTTTGCGATGAAACATTATGATAATCCGCAAGCGGATGGTGAAGAAGAATTTTATGATGACCTCAAAAGATTTAAATATCTCAAGAGGCTCGTTAGAAAATACTATGATGGAGGTGAGTTAAAGGAGAGATTGATACTTAACCATATTATTGTATTAGCAAATGTATTGGGAGTAGAGGCTGCCGGTACTTTGCTATTGTTTAAGATAGAACCAGAATATTGGACAATTTTAAAACCGTTTATGTTATATTTAAATATGATTCCTGAAACTGAAATGTTAAGTATAGGTATAGATGAAAAGGTATGGAAAACACTAGAAGATATTTAGAAGAAAGTAGAGCGGTAGATTTGTTTGTGGCTTACAGATTTTTACGCATACTTACAACTGAATGGAAAAAACAAGATGCCTTTAAACATGGCATCATAGATGATAAGGGTAAACTATTACGCAAGTCTAATACCTTAAAGACAGAGGCTGAAAAAGCTTCGTTTACTTTACTTCATAGGTTTGTATTTAATCTTAAAAGAATACTCAGTAAAATTCCTGGTGTAAGAACTAAGATAGGCACTTATGCCACTGCCCTATACATGCTCAAACAACATTTTGCTCATGAAGTAGAAGAAGAAGATACTATTGAAACTGCTTTTAAAAATTGGTTAATAGATAATAATTATACAACCGAAGAAGAAATAATAGAGGCAGCAGCTCCGGCAAAAACATTAAAACCTGGTCGATATAGATATGAAGATGATACTGTAGTGGTTTACTCTATAGGTTATCCCATAGATGAGATTTTAGGTCAGAGTATTTTTAGAGTAATAAGTGAGAATACGGCACAAGAAATTTATGTTACATTAAGAGATTTACAACGTGTCAAGTAAAATAACCATAAAGAAAAAAAGAATATATAAAGAGGAAGATGGTGGAGTACCAGCCAACCATACAGGTGCGGGTGTTGCTAATTGGAATCCTCTGTTGGGCGGACCTAAAGTAAGAAAACGTAATGTAGAATTAGATGGACGCACTAAACAATTTAGAAGTGTAGTAAAACGAATAAAAACCAGAAACGCTAAATCACAGGAACGAGCAGTTAAAAAGAAGTTTTCAATGTGGGGCGTTACAACCAATCCCTTTGTCAAGGAAAATATCAAAATGGATGAATCAAAATATCTTAAAACAAAAACAAACAGTATCGAGGATGCTGTAATTACATCGGTGAATACTTCTCCTCCGGAGAATCCTCATAATACTCGTCCTATATTACATCTTCCTAAGAAAAAGTATTTAGAAAGTAAAGAAAATAGTCTTGAACAAATGGTGATTAATGCCCTTGCGGAAAAGAAAGAGGATTATAATCCTGATACACATACATCTGTGGGATCTAAACAGAAGATTAAACCACAATTTAATACCAAGACTCATAAGTTGATTACGACTCCTAGTGGTGACGTTAAGATTGTACCTAAGTCAACTCCTGGTAATGCTGCTGAAGCTTTAGATAAAGGTGTAGGTTCTGCTGCCTATGCAAACTATACTAAAAATATTACACCTGGTGAAGAAGGTGATTCTAAAGTTGACAGTCGGCAAGCTCGTGTCCAAGCCTTGGCTCAGAAAATGACCAAGAAACTTCAACAGAGACAAGCTGCTGTTATTGATGACGCATATCATTTTGAGAGTGTTGAAGCTGCTATTAATGCGTTACCAGCTGAAATGGTAAAAGAAGAAGAGCTTTCTACTGATGAAAGAAAATCTTTACCTGATTCTGCGTTTGTTTTTCCTAAAGAAAGAAAATATCCTATCAATGATATTGACCATGCTCGTGCTGCCCTATCTATGGGTGCTCAACATGCTACTACGTCCGAGTATGCTAAGATTAAGGCTGCGGTAAAGAAAAAATATCCAGAAATTGATGTTGGTGGAGAGAAGAAGGAAGAAGTTGAGGTAGAGTTGGGTAGAGTAGATATTAAAGAATATTTACGAAAGACCGATGATGATGATATGGATTCAAAACTACGCAAAGGAAGCTTCAGACGCCATAGAAATATTAAAAGAGAAAAACATCCCATCAAAACTGGGTCTGTTGAAATTCATCCCGAATCTGTTGATAAACCAGAACAAGGAAAGGTATATGCTTTAACAGGTAAATCTGGTACAGCAAGTATTGCTCGTGGAGACTCTTGGAAGAAATCTGTTGTGAAGAAGCCTGCACCAGTAAAAACTGCTGGCATGGCAACCAAACCTCTCAAGTCAGTTTTTGCTAAGAAAGAAGAAGTAGAAACTGAAACATACAAACCAAACTATGGAAAAAGACCGTTCGAGCCTAAGAATCCTAAAGACCATCCCGATGGAATTACTGGACCTCATAACTATCCTGTTGATGGAGACGAAAAGAAAAAAGAAAAGACAAAGAAAGAAGAAGCAGAACTAGATGAAGCAAACGTAACAGGTATTACCGTCAGTAAGAAGATGGCCGGCATTACTGTTCCACCTAAACAAGTTCCAGCATCACAACGTATGGATAAGAGTAAGAATCTAATGCCGGCACCTGGTTGGAAAACTAGAAAGGCTGGTAAGAAATCAGGACAGATGACAACGGCTTCATATGATCCTACTATTGATAAAGAAGCAGAACTAGATGAACTTTCCCCAGCGACAAAGAAAAGTTATACAAAGAAAGCTGCTTCAGATATATCAAAACGATTGCACGACCCCCAAGATATGGGACCAGTTAATCGTAAGAAGATGGATGACCGTATCAAGGGTATTAAAAGAGCTTCTGAAGAAGTAGAAGTTGATGAGGATAGGAGTCCAACTCTTGTTACGACACGCACCGTCTTGAAACCAAGTCTAAAAGGCATGAGTAAAAAAGCAAAGGCTATTCTCCGCTTTAAAGATAACCAGGCAAAAAGGATTCAGAATAAAGACAATAGAGCACCTGGCGAAGACTTGATAAAATAAAAATAGAGGATTTGTTATGATACAGTTGGTTATTATATTGGTGTTATTGATGGGTGTAGGTGGATTCGGAGGTTATACTTGGGTCCAAAAACTACAAGCAGATAATAAGACTCTACAGACAAATAATATTGTCTTAGAGTCATCTGTTAATCATCAAAAAGAAACTATTGCTGCATTGGATCGTCAATCAAAAGAAATTCAAAAGGCTAATAATGAGTTGCGTGAAAAAACAAGCAAGTTGCATGCCGACCAAAAGAACCTTGCCAAGAAACTTGGCAAACATGAATTGGACATCTTGGCTCAGAATAAACCTAAGTTAGTAGAAAGGATTATTAACAGAGCATCAGGTGCAGTCAAGAGATGTTTTGAAATTCTAACAGGGTCACCTCTTACAGAGCAAGAAATTGCTGCTACCAAGAAATCTCAAATCAATAGAGAGTGTCCCAGTATACATCCAAATTATAAGGAAGATTCGTGATGAGAAATGCATTTATTATGGTAATCTTAGCTTTATTTCTAGTAGGGTGTTCGTCAACTCCTAAAGTTAAGTCCATTAATGTGGTAACTACACCAATTGAAAAACTTAAACTAAACATAGATACTCCTACACCAGTAATATTACAAGATGTTAATTGGGTGATAGTCACCGAAGATAATATCGATGCCGTGTGGGAATCTATTAAGAAAGATAACAAGGGTGTGGCTTTATTCGCACTGAAGGATGGTGACTACGGTAAATTAGCAACTAACCTTGCTGAGATAAGAACTAAGATGGGAGAGTATGTTATTATTCTAAAAAAGTATAAGGAGTATTATGAAGGTGAGTAATAACATAAAGATTTGGTCTGGAAATTTAGACTGTATTTTTCATGGCAAGATGCATTGGGAACTTAATAAAGAATTGTGGTTCTTATCTAAAGAAGCTTATCTGTATCACGACGTTTGGAAAGAAATGGGAATAAAAATTACAGACCCTAGAAATAATGTTGGTTATTCTAAAATTCATGCACCCAAAGGTTATGATACTGACCTTGCGTCTATTCCTAGAGCGGGTTGGGCATTAGTTGCTCCTTGGGATGTGGCCAGAGCGGCAATCATACATGATGTATTATATGGAGCATTGCGTAATGCTTTTAGTAATGGTACACATGATGTTGAGTTAATCAATAAAATGAGAGCAGTTGCTGATGCTACTTTTTTAGAAGGTATGATGGCAGCAGAACCAAAGATACCTATGTGGAAAGCAAAGCCTTGTTACTGGGCAGTTAGACCTTTTGGTCGTTTCGCTATTCGTTCTGCTGGTATGGCCCAAACCTAATGGGTCTTTTGGGATGGATGCTGATTAGAACTATTCTATTCAGCATTATTGGTAACAGTTTCTACAAATGGTTCCAAACTACTACTTGGGGCATTTGGTTTGACAAGAAATTGGCATCTATTTTGGACTCAGTAACACACAAAGAAAGTCAAGCACAGATAAAGAAAGATGCTAAAACTCTTGCTGACGATAATGAAAACAAAAGGAACTAACATGAAAATATTATTAACATTAGCATTTATGCTTTTGAGCAGTGCAGCTTCGGCCGGAGCTCTTACAATATGCGACGGGCAGTTTGCATTGTGTGCAGCCAGTGCTTGTGTACCAACAGGTGGCACAATTACTAACAGTGCAGGTAAAAGTTTTCCCGAAGTACTATGTACATGTCCTATCTTAAAAGGCAAGAACATTGCTGATTTAGGTGGAGGCAATATGAAAGGTAGTTGTGCACCAACTGATGCCGATCATGTGTGGAGTACCTTCTGGCCTAGATTTGATTATCCCCGACAACAGAAAGATTTCTCACACAATCCAAAAGACATGAGATCAAGTAGTCAGGAATGTCCAGCAAGTTTAAAACAAGGTGCAGCTGCATCAAACTGTTTTAGTTGGAACTGTAAAATAGATGCTAATGGTTTAGCAATATGTTCATGTCCAATGGGACAAAACGATCCAGAAACTGCATTTTTAATTGAAACTATTCCAGAAGAGTTTCCACAAAGATGCTTTGAACATCCTGTGAGTCTACCATTGAGTAAATAAATTTCATAGTTCGTTGAAAAATCATCGTGTGAATAGGTGTGTAATATTCACTAACTGATATCTAAATATTAATGTGGGGAATTAACCCCACATTTTTAATGGAGATATCAATGTTTGAGTGGCCAAATGAGCACCGAGACCCACAACACTATGACGAAAACAATACATTACTTTCTATAGTAATGGAGAAAGTTACCTTCTTAGCAGCTGTAGGTATTACCCTGCTTCTTATCATTATGACCTTTTTCTGGTCATAAAATCAATAAATAGGGATGTGAGTATATTTACTAAACATCCAAAAGATATAGGTGAAACATATATCCGCCATTGCTTCCAAGCTTGGCGGTATAGTTTCACCTTTTTGTTTTTATTTGTTATTGCCTTTATACATGCTATATTTCCCTTTCTGTTTCAAACAACAGTAAGTGATGTTCTCCGTGAATTGAATAATGATGTCAACCGGAGACATGAGCGTGACTCCCCCACCTGACCTTTTTATTCAACTATTAGAACTCGGGTTTTCTGTCGCAGCGGCAGTGGCCATGGGATTCTTTATAGTCCTCTTAATTAAATACATCCTTGAGTCTGTCGTAGGGCAGGCTAAAACTTTGCATAGTATGATTATGGCTTTAGATAATAGAGTACGCACAATGAACAATGATGTGATCCGCATAGACACTTTGATTTGCCAGATGGTTGGTATTAGACCAGACTTGGACAGAATCTCAAGAACTGACGGACAAAGAGATGCAAGGAAAGATTAATGGACATAGCAGAATTTATCGAGCGCTTTGGCTTTCCAGTCTTAGTCGCAGGGGGCTTTGGTTATTTCATATACTTTATTTGGAAGTATGTGACTATACAAATAAAGCCAAAGTTGGGTGATGCTTTCGGAGTATTAGTAAATCTTATTGACCGAGTTAGAATGTTAGATAATGATTTGATTAGACTAGATCAAAAGTTGAATGTTGTACTTGAAATGAAAGAAGAACAACAACAAGCAAAACTAAAGGATTTAGAACATGAAAAGGAGTAGCATATTATTTTTAACATTGTTTGCTGTTCCAGCATATGCCGGGCCAGTGAACTTTCATTTCCATTCTCCAAGTTTTAGTGGTGTAGGTGCTAGTGGTCATTATCTAACGATAGAGAACCTAGAAACATCACGCAAGCAAGCCATCATAAAAAAGGCCGAAGATGAGGCCAAGGCATTAGAATTGGAATTGGAATATGAATTAGCGAACACACCCATAGAATTGTTCCGTAAGAATTTAGAGTCACGATTCTATACCGCATTGGCAAAGAACGTCATAGAGAATGTGTTTGGTACAGACGGCACACGACAA